CGTAATCTATGCTATCGTAATCATCACTGTCGCCTTTCTTTTGAGTAAACAGTTTACCTTTGTATTTAGGATCACGCCATTTAGCAGATTCTTCCATGTCTTCATAATCTTTAGGATCATGTTTTTCATAGTGGAAGTACTCTAATGCCTCTTGACGACTCCAACCGTATTTTTGCATTAGGTGTCGAATTTTTTTCTCTTCATCGTCATCATGATGAGCATTTTCTTTTACATCTTTTTTAGCTATCTTTTCACTTTCACGACGAGCCTTATCGCTCATGTTAGTTACTTTACCTCGAGCGCTTTTAGTATGATCAGCACCTTTCTTCACAGGTCTCCAATCTGACTCATCGCGCCAGCTAACCACTTCACCTTTTTCGTTTTTGGTTTCTGTACGTTCTTCTTTGATAGCCTGATACATAGCAGATAACCGATCAACCAATGTTTCACTAACATTAGTTGGTTCACGTAATGTGTTACTACCTGGAACACGTTGCAATGGACTTGATTTGCCTTTACTGTTCATGTCGTCACCGCTGAATGTAACAGCTTCAATTCCATGTGTATGATGTCCTGAACTGCCATTTGCACTATTGGCCCATTCCTCTTCATCGTCCATTTGTTCGCCTATCTCATACTCGTGTGTCATTGGACTATCTTGTCCGTCGGTTTCTTCATGAGCTAGTTTAGCCACGATGTCGCCCATGATTGGTTCTTCATGGTCAACCGCATGCGGCTCTCCAAATAATTTGCTTACATCGTGTTGATGTGGATCTTTATTTTCCCCGTCTTCGATATTACGTAATATTTTCATTAGATCAGCAATACCGCCTGCGCCACTACCGTTCATACTAACACTCATAGTTACATTATCTTGTTGTTTGGGTTGTTCGGGATGGCCCATCATTCCAGGCATTGGCGCACCAATAATTAATCCTTCTTCCTGTCCAGGGCCGTCATCTTTAGTTGGAGCAACGGGTAATGGTTTCTTATGACCTTCTCCCATACCATCGTCTAATTCTGGTGTGGCAGCACCAATCATGGCGGCTTGGACATTACCAGTACCTTCTTCTATCATTCTTAGTTTTGCTGTTAATTCTTGAAAATTCATTATCTTGCTCCCTTCATTGGATCTGGAATTTTATTTTGTTTTGTACCAATAGGGCTAGCATGTGTTTTTTCTAAAGTAGCTTGTTTTGTTTTACGATACTCAGGAGCAAATCCTGGTACACTGTCTGCTAACAGTTGGTCATTATAACCTTTGACTTGCACACCTTGGTGTTTTTCTTTGTGTAGATCTGCTAAGAAAGTCATTTTGAATTTTTCACTAACTAAATCACTAGCATCATTATCTTCTGGTGCTGTTCCGATTTTAGCTTCGCCTTTAATGTTGTCATACTGATGATTAATAGCATACTCACGTTCTTCTGCCGCAGTTCTTACTTTTATATGGTTGTGTGTAACACCTAATCCGGAAGAAATTCTATCTCTTAGTTGTAGACCAGTAGCAGGGTAATCTGTAGTAACTTCATATACTGTCATTTGTGTATTTCTATGTTCTGGAAATTCTTCTTGACGTTCGCTAATTGGTGAAGTCATTCCCTTACTGACACTAGCAACATGGAATTCTGCCAAGGCAGCTTCAATCTGGTTGACTGCATCTTTAGGATGGTCTCCGGCAATTTTTACCTTAAATTCGTAAACTTTTTTGCTTTCTATTAAATATTCTTTGAATGATTTCATGGTTTAATCCTGTTACTATATTTATTTCATATTCTTTAATTTTTCCAGCAAGCTATTACGATCTGTAACAATAAACCCCTCGCCTTGAATGTTGACGCTATCGTCTATACCCATAGCATCTTGGTCTAACTTTTGTTTCTTAAGCTGTAGGTCAATCATCTTTAGCTTTTTATCTAATTTTGCACTTTTAGCTTGAATAGCATGGCCCAGCATGCTGGCAGCAACTTCAAATAATCTACCGCTGTATCTAGCCTCAACATTCATACCTAAATCCATAATATCTTCATAGGCATCTTTGGCTTTTTGGGCTAATTCATCTAGTTCTTGATCCCCTGCATCGCCCAGTCCTTTAACTTGAGGCAACGCCGCACTGATTTTATCAAACTCTGAAATATCACGCATGAAAGGCTGTGCTAGTTCAGCTTTTTTTTGTTCTTTTTCTTCCTGCTTAACAATTTTCTTGCTTTCAGGTAAATTGAGGATTTCTTCAAGTTTTTTAGTCATACATTTACTTATGCTTATGTTTGGCTGAAGATATCATTTTCGTTTAGTATTCTAAACCTTAAACCCTGTTGATTACACCAAAGTTTAGCACTAGCCCATTTTGCTTGATTTTTAACAAACTGAGCTTGATTATATTTGTTTTTACCCACACGTTCTAAAATAGTTTGGCTAGCTGGTTTTATTTCAACAACTTCTGTAAGTAGTCGTCCGTTTTTATCTACATACTGAATAAAAAAATCTGGAATATAAACTGTTTGTTTGTTTGTTAACGGATCTCTATAAGGAATTTGTATTGCTTCACTTGCCCATTTCATGATGCTTGCATTGTTATCGCAGAAATTCATAAAACTCCATTCCCAGCTTGAACGATATGTAGGTTGTTTAGTTCCTACATATTTTTCAGGATGTTTCATCACGAATTTACCACGTGCAAATTTAGCCATATGTTATACTAAAATATTACGACTTTCAAACGTATCAGTTACTGGTTGAATTCTGTAACCTAGAAAGCTGGTATTTTCTCTATATGTATTAAGTACCTGTGCAACTACCTGACCTAATTGTAAATCGGTTAATGATTTTAGTGTATCTAAAAATTTGAATACACTGACATTTTCAGTACGTGCTTGATTTAGCATAACAATACTAATACTATTTGCGCTACTTAAATCAAATCCTCGTTTAGTGAAAAAACCTACTACTGCATCAATTTGCTCTGCTGGAAAACTATTTTGTTTTATAAAATAATTATCAAAAAAGGATCTAACTGTTTGTGTAGATGTTTTTTTTGTTGGTAAATTGCCAGCCATTAGAAGTCCGCCTCATCATAATTAATATCGCCACCCGACGTGTCAGTGCTCTCGCCCGCATCGCCTTCTCCACCATCATCCACAGAGCCGTCTCCGGTGCTACCATCTCCGCTCTCTGTACCTGCCGGATCAGTATTTGGATCGGTGCTATCCCCAGTGTCATCTGTGTTAGGTGGCGGATCTCCAGAATTTTGAGCATCTTGTTGCTCTTGTGCCGATGCTTCATCGGTGGGGTTATCTGAAGCTACTGTTGCATCTGTATCACTGCCGGATCCAGGAAATGCAACATCTGGAAGCCCAATACCGCTGACAAAATTGCCTATCTTGTTTCCAATTCCGCTGAGGCCGCCAAAACTGTCAAGGAGTTTACTACCAATGCCAATGGCTGCCGCACCTAATGCAATTCCTCCAGCAATAGCGCCAATGTTAAGACCACCGCCTCCACTAGTCGCTGGAGCATTAGGTTGTTGAGCATTTTGATTAGCATTAACTTGACTAATTGCATTATTAAGTATACCTGGACCAAGTTTTTCAGTATCTAGTGCTTGTACAAAACTAGGATCAATAACACTAGGATCTGGATTTATTCCTTGTAATGGACTTAACGCGGTATCATAATGTGTTATACCAAAACCTTCTACACCGCCAGCAGGATCTAAATTAGGATCTACTGATCCTACACTATAAGTAACTGCTTCAAATTTGAATTTCATTTCAAATTCTCGGGTTTTATTTTGCGCATAATCCAATTTACCATGGATGAAACTAGTAATGATAGGATTAATTAATGTATAGCAAACATATTCATGTCTAGCCATTTGATAAACTTTGATATAAGTAAAAAATGGATTAGTACTTTTATTATCTAGACCGTAGGATGTAGGAATATGATCATAATTTTGCATGGCGTTTCTTGTGTAGGCGCCGGCATTATTACCGCTTGTAGGATCGGCATAATAATAACTGTAATAATTCTGCCACAGTTGATTTATTAGACCCATGTTATCATCATGGAATTTGACTGTAACTTCTCCAAACTGGTGTTGATACTGTACATTCTTTTTCCTGTTGTATTGATTTAGAGTGTCAGTTTGTAGTGTAAAAGTAGGTAAATCTATACTCTTTACCAACATGTTTATTTCTTGACCATAGCGTTGTACTATGTTGGCATTTTTAAGTGCCGCCACATTTATTTTGAAACTGCAATGGAACGAAAAATCAAACTTAGGAGCAAGCCTAAATCCTTGATCGCCAAATACTCTCGCGGCATGTTCCCAGTCGGCAAGAATAACGTTTGGATCAACTTTGAGATTAGAGGTTTTAGTAAAGGCCATAATATTATTTATTTAGAAAATAATATGCGTAGTTAATGATTAATCAACAAAAAGCCTACTTGCGTAGGCTTTTGTATTATGAACCTAATGTACTTGTACCGCGGGTAGTCTGAACAGAAGATGCAGCCCCGATAGCATTTGTAGGATTAGTTTGAACAGCATTATCAAAACGAATGCTTAAATCAATCATAGCTGGACCTTGTTCTTTATAGTCTAATGTCTGCCAGTTAGTTGATTCTAAGTAGCAACCATAACATAACCATGTTTCTAATACTGTAGCTGTATTAGTGCCGTTACCACCGTCTAACATTTCAATACGTAATGTAAACTTGTAGTCGCCAGCCGCCGCCGCTGAACTTTGTTCAAAGAAGTCAAATTGTTTCTGATTTTGTTGACCAACTAGTGCAGTAACTTGGTTAGTAACATCGTCACGAAGTTTAACAGCGATTGGTTCCCAAGCTGGTTTACCAGCATAGTGAATCTTACTGTTATAAATTTCAATAACCTGATCTTGAAATTTAACGTTTGGACGTGAACAATCTGAAACTTGTTTTGTTAATTCTACTGCTCCGCTTGCACCAAAATTTTCAAAAGTTAGACGGAATCTATACTTTAATTTTGGCATCAATAGACCTTGTGAGCTTGCGCTCTGGTCTGATGCTAACGGTACTGTAAAATTTGATAAGGCTGCAATTGCCATTGTATTCTCCTAATTATTTTCCAAGGGCCTTGATTGCACCGGTATTTTCTAAGCGTAATGGAATATAAATGAATTCCACTGCTTTAACTGGTTCAATCGCAATGTCAACATGAAGTTCGTTGGCATCAATACGGGCCGGTGTATTGTTGCTTGTATCACAAACTACAAGGTAGTCATACAATGCACGTTCTGCTGTCATTTCTAACAATAATTTTTCAATTAATTGTTTGATTTCGTTACGTGTAATTGTATCATTTGGTTCAAACACGAATGGTTTAGCCAACTGATTCAATTGGTAACGCAAGTAAATTACTAAGCGAGCAACATTAATACGATCTAACGAGCTAGCAATTAATTGACGTGTCTTCTGTCCATAGCATACTAATCCTGTACCAGCAATGTATGTAATTGGGTTTACATGGATTGCGGCAAGTGTATCACGTTGTCCAGTATTCAATGCCACTGTGAAGAATTCGCCAGTTTGTGCGTCAACATAACCTACACTACTTGCATTAGTTACACCACCGCGGCGTACACCAGCTGGTGCAAACCATGGATAAGAAACGTTGTCGCTTAGTGCGATTGTGCGTAACATAATGTGGCTTGGAGGTACAACAATGTTGTTACCAATCAAGTCAGTTGTGTACCCCCATGGATAGTAAACTGCTGTATATGGATCAGTAGCAATTAAACCATGCTCGCCATCTACTGCCGCATTGTTTGTATTGTTACCCCAGTTGCTTAAACTTGTAGCATCTGGTGTTAAACGAGCTGGAGCGTCAGCAACGATAAATGCTGTTTGTCCGTTGTCTGTATTTAGACCAATTAGCTCGCTTACTGTTTCTAAATATCCTGGGCAAGCTAACAAGTTATAGATAACTGTATCTGGTTGACGGATATTTTGATTTGATTGAATTGTAGCGTTTAGTGCTTTTAGAACAACTGCACGTTGAGCTTTGCGACCAAACTGTCCAACACCATTTGTATCGTTTGGACTTTCTGTTATCCAACGATCTGGATAGTAGAATGACATTAGTTCGTTAGCTTTGTTAGGATTCATTGCTTGTGTATTCACATAACCTGCATGATATTTCTTAACGTTAAATCCTGAACGACGTGTGTTCCATAACAACATACCTTTTGGATATAGTTGGGCGTTTGGAGCGTCAAAATCTAAGAAGTTGCTTGATAATAATGAAACTATAGAATCAGGAGTACCAGCACCAGTTTGCGCACTATTGTTAGCTGAATTATTATTCCAACGAGCATCAGCAAAAACAACACCATTACCTGTTATATGGTCAGTGTTATCTAACAATACCCATGCCTTAGTCAAATAGTTATATTTGTAAATTTGTGGATACTGTTCTATAGTTGAAGTATCAATCCATAAATCACCATTAGCTAAAGGTAAACCTCCGCTTTGTGCTGTTGGTTTTGTAGCACTAACAATTGGACCCATTGGATCTGTTGTGCTGCCGCCAACTTGATTTTGTGTATAGTTCAAATAACCAACCCAGGCTGATCCATTATTAACCATGATATCAACATCTAAGTTTGTATCATACCATAATGTTCCGTCTACTGGATTACTTGTAATTGCTGTTGGGCTTGGTGTTGCAAATCCAGAACCGCTAACAGTTGATGCCCATTGTGTAGCAATGTAGTTATTTGTTACACCAGTTGGGCTTGTATACCAGTTGGTAGTTGTGGCTAGTGAGAAAATCTTACTTAATGGTACGCCAGAACCATCTACAAAACGCATATCACCACCAGCCATATGAGTAATAGTAATAGTGTTTGTTGATGTATTCAACGAAGCCATAATGTTAGGATCTGTTACAGACGAACTAAATGCTGTCAAGAATGATTGTGCATCAAGTGTTGCATTTTGTGAAACTGTAAATGTAACAGTTACAGGACTTGTTAAACTTGTACTGCCAATAGAACTTTCTTGAATAGTAAAACTATAAGTTTCATTATAAGCTGTACCAGTTATAGTTGCACTTGTAACGTTTTGACTTGCACTCACAGTATAGCTTGTACCATTTGTTGGAGTACCGGTAGCTGTTTGGTTAAGAGCATAAGTACCTGTTGAACCAGCACCGCTTACTAGAGCATTGATATAAGTTCCAGCAGTTACACTTGTACCACTAATTGCCATACCTACACTTAATGTTCCTGCACTTACAGACGTTACATTCAACACATTTAGTGAAATTGTTAATCCACTGATTGCACCAATTGTGGTTGTAATTGCCGCACCATTAAGTGTTGAACTCAACTGAATTGATGTACTACCTGGAGTTCCAATCAAATAGTATGTGCCTGATGAAATACCTTGTGGACTACTATATGTAACGGTTAGTGTCAAACCAGTACCACTTGAAATACTTGGTGTTGGTGTTAATGGTGTTGTTATATATGTTCCAGTATATGAACCACCACTTAATAATGTTACTGCGGCTACTGCACCATATGTAGTACCATATGTAGCTGTTACACTTCCGCTGAAACTTGTTGAAGTTGTAATAGCTGAACCATTGTATGTAGCAGATAATGTTAATGATGTTGAGCTAGTAGTAGTTGCGGCCACATAATAAGTTGTACCGCTATTAAATGAACCAGCCGCACCAGATAATGTAATACTAGTGCCTTTTAATAATGATTGCGCTGTACCTAGTGTTAGCACACCACCTGTACTTACTGCTGTTACACCAAATGTACCAGTAGTTAATGTTGGTGTGAATGTACTTGTTCCGCTTGGTGAACCACTTGAAACTGACAATACATCAGTTGAGCTGTATGCCAATGCTTGTGTTCCGCCAATTGCGGCACTAATTGCACTTGCGGTACCAGTGCTTGTTACTGTTACAGGCATGCCAGCTGCCAATGTGTATGTAGCAAAACTACTGATTGTAATATTACCTGTTGTAGTTGTTGTGTTTACTGGTGTTAGTGTTGCACCTACAGTACCTACAAATGTAGCAGAATTAATAGCACTAATTGAAGTGCCAGTTGTTACTCCACTACCGCTTAAAGTCATACCAGCTAGATATGTACCTGTTACAGTACCTGTTGGTGTGAATACAGTACCTGCTGTTGAACCGCCAGCACCGTTACCAATAATACCTGTTGCACTAGCTGTGCTACTTACTGAACCTGGGAATGTACTGGCTGTAATTGCATTAGAAGTAATGCTAGTTGCACCTGTTCCAGTACGTCCGTAAATTTTGAAATCTGCTAGCGGGCTAGCGGCTTCTGAATCGTTATATTTTACATAAACAGTTCCAACTGGAATATTTACACCGCCACCTGTTGGATCTAATGTAGCCATTGCTGATTGGTTATTAGCAAAAAGTGATACTGGTTGTTGAATCCATGTGCTTGTTGCCGCATTGTATTTTTTAATAAACCAGTTAGCACCTAAGTTAACACTTGTAGTTTTGATCCAAATACTACCAGTTGGTGCACCACCAACATAGTTAGTCTGATCATAATATCCATATAATGGTACTGAATAATGTGGGCTAGTTTGTAATTGTGGGCATAGATAACTACCAGCTGTAATACCTAATGTTGTTAAAAGTGTTCCAGCAATAACGATATTACCACTATTAGCACCAGTTCCGTTTGAATACAAATTTAGGAATCCGTTGATTACTGCGGCGTTAATACCTGCAATACTTGCGGCATTAATTGCTGTTACTAGAGCTGAAACAGTTGATGCACCAGTAACTGTATTACCATTGATAATAATTGTACCTGCGTTACTGATTGAACTTGGTGCGGCTGTACCTGTAATTGTTGGCCAGCTAGCTACCCAAGCACTTGTTCCAACTTCTACCCATGTACCTGCGGCTGTGTTGGTTAATGGCTTCTTGAACCATAGTTTGTTCCAATTTGATACAGCAGTAATAGCATAATCGCCAACTTGTCCATAACTTGTTAAAGGAATGTATGATCCATTTACATAAAGAGGATTTGTAATTACGCTTAAATTACCAACACTACCTTGATCTGTAAATAGCTGTCCGCCTGTTACTGTAGCTGGATTGCTATTCCACTGGAATATACCAAAATGTGTATCGGTTGTGTCAAACCAAAATGTGCCATCTGCTGGCGCACTTGTTGGGATAACTGTTGTACCGATCAATTGACTTGTATCTAAATTAGCACGTACAACGTATGCACGATTACTTACGCCTAGGAAGCTATAAGCGGCTTCTAAACCATACTCGTTTAGTTCGCCAGCGTTGATCGGATTGTTTTCTGCATCTGTTTGGAAATAAGGAATACCAAAAGTATTTCCTAAATCTGCTTGACTTGTTAATAGATAAACTTTTCCAGCATTTGCCGCTAGTGTTCCTGGAGCAATGCCTGTTCCAGCTGAATTCATTTTGTTTGCTTGACTAGCAACAATAATTAGGGGTACGGTGCCAGGAGCTGCCGGTGTGTAGAAACTCTCATCTACTACTGTTACGCTTATTCCTGGTGAACTTAATTGAGCCATTGTATTATCTCCATGTGTACATGTTCTTGTATGTATTTATAGCTTTTGGACAAAAGATAGCCGATATGTACCACTTAAAGGTCTCAAAAAGGCTTAAATAAAAGCATGAGACCTTTGTGTACCTGCGGGCTAAACCCTGTATCTATAAACTACTATCGCAATGGTAAACCCTATTATAGAAGCCAATGCGGAGCATGTTTACGGGGAGTACGTCAACCAAGATGGGTGGCAGCCGGATATAAAAAGAAATCTAGCTGTGATAAATGCGGATATCGCAGTCCACATTCAGAAGTTTTTAATGTATTTCATGTAGACGGCAATCTAAATAATTGCCGGCATGCTAATCTTAAGACTGTGTGTTCAAACTGTCAGCGGACTCTTCACAAAGAAGGCGTGACATGGCGTCAAGGGGATCTGGTCCCAGATTTATAAGTGCTTGTACTTGTTGATATAAGTCATCGATAGTACCGTCGTTTTCTAGTACTGCATCAAATTTAGTACCAACCCAAGCAGTCTCCGATGCATGGATTCCTAACTTTTGCATACGGGTTTTAGCTAACATATAATTCATACATTTATCGCCAGCGTTCATATCTGCGGCATCTCTATACCAATCAGGTTCAGGACCTCGCTTTACACGGATAACAATACCGCCAGCATTTTTGATTGATTTAATTTCATTAGGAAAACGGCAATCGCTGATTACGATATCGTCTTTGGAGTTGCGTAGTTTGTTTTCCAAGCTGGCAATCCACATATCATCATGGAATCCATTACGACAAACTTCTGTACCCCACTGCTGTAGTATCCAACGTGGTGTGAGTTCAGGCATATTTAAGCGCTCTGCCCACCAAGCATCTACTTGTTCTCTCCACTCACGGGCTTGTTTTGTGCGGCCTTCTAGCATGGTACGATCCCAGCCGAATACTACACTGACGGCATCTTTAAGAGAATTGGCAAATGATTCTCGTCTATAACCATGAAAATTAACTAGATAATCGGCAATAGTATCTTTGCCTGAACCAATAAAACCGCACACGCCTATAATCATAGAGCCCCCTAATGTTAGCTCTAGTATATAACAGTTTTATTACAAGGTCAAGAAATTTCTTAGCCAAGAACGAAATAATAACCGGTACCACCGGCTACTAGGGTTTCCAATTCTTTATCTAATTTTTCAATTTCTTCTTTGCCTTCTCCAAGCAATTTATCTCCGTTAAGAGATATTGGACTGCCTGGTCCTGCTATACTGCCAAATTTACCACGGGCTTGACCTAATATCATTTTAGCAGTGGCTAAAGTATAGTCCTTTAACCATTGTTTAGCATAAACATCTTGAAGCAAAACCCAGTCAGGACGGAAATTATAACTTTGTACAAGAATCTGTTCACCTTGTGCAAACGGGCGTTGTAAAATATCTAGTAAATGGCTAGTTGGTTTCCACAAAAATTCAATGTAACTACCAAACATACG